AGGGCCGGCGTTCGGGAGGATTTGCAGCAGTTGCTGCTCAGTGATAGGCATGCTGATCTCCAGGCACAAAAAAAAGCCCGCAGAGTGCGGGCTGGTCATAGAGTCTCGGGCTGCATCTCGGGAGGTGCCGGCATCGACAATCGGACATCGATCCAACTGTTGAGCGGGACATCCAGTGGGGCGCCCTTCCCGAGCACCATTTCGCCGTCGTCACTGAGTGTCCAGCGCTGTTTGAAGAGCCGGATGGTGACCGTCCCATCCTCAGCCTGTTCGCTGTCAGTGATACCGAGTGGGCGACCGCCGTCGGGAGACGCAGGGTCGATCACGCGCCAGCCCTCTTTCGCTAGCCCCAGGCTACCAGAGACCTTGTAGACGCCAACGGCGAGCCGTTGAACAGTAACGCCGCGGGCCTCTGCGTTGGCTACACCCCAAGCCCCCGCAGGCTCGAAGTCCAGTTCGTTGAGGTCCGGTCTCAAGCTCCCATCAACGTTGGCGATACGCACGACCGGCGATGCAGCACGAAGCGTCCCGTCGGTTGCTCTCGTCGTGTTTATAGTCGTGTAGAACTCGAAAATAGGGGCAGACGAGAATTTCCCGCACCGACCTTTGACCGTAGATGCCGGCACCTGGCCGAAAAACATCTGCGCTCCTCGCAAGTCGGATCCGTCGTAGCCGATCGTCAACACAGATCCGTTGCTAATGCCAGTTGCCACGGAGTCAACAGTTGTCGAATCGAATATCTCGACGCTTGTCGCATAACGATGAATCGATGGTGCTCGGTCAGGACGCTCAGAACCAATCCCGAATGCGCCGACCGGCATGGCGTTTCCAAGCATTGTACCGATATCGGCCTGGGCGGCGCTGCGCAACTCGAGCGAGTTCCTCGCCTGGGCCGGCGTCGGTGCCGTTGCCCACGGCTGAATGCCGGCCAGCGTCCCTCCCCACTGGTTCGCTATCAGGTTGAATCGATCGCTCAGCTCCTTGTCGTAACCCAGGATTGGCGCCACCGCATAGGGCTGGCCGCTAGCCGTGCTGCCCCGGTAGTTGGGCTTTATCGACATGACCGTCGAACTGGCGACGTTGCTCACTTCGTAGAGGCGCCCGTCAGGGGCAATAAAGGCGTCGCCTACCCGGACATTAGAAGAAAACTGAGTTCCGGTGCCGGTGACGGTCGGGCTATTTTCTGTCACCGCGACGGTGCCGGTTGAATACCATGCCATTTAAGCCTCCATCAAATTACGCGACAACAATGAGTGGCCAGTTGAACTTAAATCCGATCTCATCCGGAACTAACGAGGAGACGAAAATCATGGCCCGGGAATTGTACAGGAACCCTATACGAGGGGGTTCCAGAGTATAGATATGCTTTAGATTAAAATGACTCACCAGAAAATAGGTGGACAACCCATATGGATATGGAAGTGCCCATGTTTGCATGTGCATACCTCCGGGCCAATTAGGGTTATGGGCGTATAACTCCCACTCCTGCGCCCCTCCAACAAACCGCACAATCTCGCGATTACTGTCGAACATGACACGCGACTGAGCATCGAATACATGCATGCCCCACCCTCCTATACGGGGTAGCATGACTGCTGCGGCCTTCCACTTTCCTCCATATACCGGCGGGTCGGTATCTTGGAAACTAGACTGGTAAAACGCAAATCCAGACCAAGCCCCAGCCCCTCCCAGATGTCGAAATCTATAAATCTGGTGAGGCCCATTAGGACAGAAGTATACATATGGCTCGTAGGGCGAGTTAATTGGCGCCGAGTAGTTTACAACAATTTCCACCGCCCCTTGAGCGCCATACACCCCACCTTCAACAATATGCATGCAGGGGTTTGAGTCATCGATAATTGTTTGCCCATTGTTCCCTCGAACAAGGATACCGTAGCTCATGAGAACATTACCGCATGTAGGACATAGGTAACATTTGGAGATCCGTCTCGCAAAAACGTAATTACATTTCCAGATAGTCTATAGGAAGGGACGTTTCCAAATGGGTAGCCGCTTGAGATTAAGAAAACTACACCACGAGCGGGATCAAAGCCGGGAATACTCACTGCCATTCCTCCTGTGATCGCTCCAATCGATTGTCGATATACAGTCCGCGCCGACTGGCCGGTGAGGTCCATCACGATCCCTCCGGCTGCGTTTCGAATTCGGATGCCATAGCTCATGCGTCGAGATTCCCGATCTGTACCCGTAACACCAGGTTCGCGTCGTAGACTTTAACGGCCTCCGCTGTCTGCCTCATGAAGCCTCCGGACGTTGCGCTGTTCATCGTCAAACTCCCTGCTTTATCAAGCTTCCACAGCGGCTCGCCGTTGGCACCGAGTGCGGTCGACTGAATCACGTTGCCGATCTTCGCGTTCGTAATCGAACCGTCCTGAATCATCGCGTTGTTGATGAACATCTGGCCTCCGACGATCGAGACCGGCGCCACGGTCTGCCCGCTGGAACTGTTGAACCAGAGGAACCGATCAGCCTGGAACGCCATGGTCGTCACGCTCGTACCGCTGTCGAACCCAAGCTGGAACCCGGTGGCGTACTGCTGCCCATTGGCATGGGCCTGGAGCTTCACGCTGTACATCGCCTTCACGCCCTGATCCAGTGACGCTACAACGCTCTGCGTGGTCTGAATCGCGGCCCCGTTGGCGCTCGTTTGCGCCTGGACGGTCTCTACACGCTTCGCCTGCGCCTCGATCTCATTCGCGCGCACGATGACCTCGGTGGCTGCTCGAGCAATGGTGTCCCACCCCTTCAGTGCATCCGCTTTCTCTCCGGTAGCCGGCTCCCGGCGCGCGGCTGCTTGCAGCACGTCCAGGCTGGAGGCACTGGACTGAACAACACCGTCGAGCTCTTCAATCGCGGCCGCATTCTCAGTCACGCGTAACGCAAGGGCATCGACCGATTCGACGAGCTCGCCCACATCAGCCCAGTAAACGGGGTTCGGCGGCGGATTGCCCGCGGGAACGTCCTGGAGGGCTTGATAGAACCTGCCGTTCAATCGAACGATCTGGCCCTTCTGGTATACCGTGCCGGCGTCGTAGTACTGCTCCATCAACTGGTCGACGTTACCGCCGATTTGCTCGATGTTTTCGAAGAACTGCTCGCCGAGGGCGGACTCGACGTACTCCTTGGTGATCAGTTCGTTGTACTCGCTCGCATCCGTCGAGCTTATGCCGTCGACCCAGGCCGACCAGGGGCCGACGTTGCCGGTCCTGTCGATCAGCCGCCCGCGGAAGGCCAGGCGAGCGCCGGCCGCCAGCGAGGTCAGCGTGTGGGTGTCGGTCGGGTAGGCGAACAAGCCCAGGGCAGTTGCGTTCTGCTCGCTGCCGCCCGGGGTAACCGACTGTTGGATCTCGGTGTAGGCGGTGTCCGCCGCGCCACTGGCCGGGAATCCCCACTCCAGGCCGATCTTCCACGGTCCGCTGGTGGTACGCAGGAACGCCAGCGCCGGCGGCGCACCGGTCTTGCCGGTGATGTTGGTCAACACCGAGTTCGCTGGGATCGACGACACGTTCATGGAGTTCACAGCCCGCACGCGCGCAAGGTACTGGCCGGTGTATACCCCACGTACTTCCACCATCAGCTCCCCCGTACGCGGAACCCTGACCCACTCGCGCGAGCCCCAGCGCCACTCTACGTCGTACGCTACCGCGTCCGGTGCCGCGTCCCAGGCGATGGTCATGATCGTGACCGCCAGGCCTTGCTCGACCGCGATGTGCTGCGAGATCAATACGCGTGCAGGTGGATCCTGCACCCCGGACGGGAGGACGCTGATCGGCCGAGAATCGATGATCGCCCCGTGATCGATCGCATCAAACTTGCCGGGCTCGTGCTGGATAACCTCAAGCTGGAATTGCTCCCAACTTGGTCTGGTCACGTTCTTGACGTAGAACTGCATCAGGGCCAGGTCGTCGTAGTCGATCGCCCAACCGCTCTCGGGGGAAGGCTCTTCACTGAAGTCGGCCACCACCGTTATGACGCGTCCGTCATGACCTTGAATCGCCCTGGCTTCCGAGCGCCCACTGGGCAGGTTGACTCGCAGCCGCGCGCCGACCGGGATATCCACATCTCGGTCTACGGTGATTGCTCGTCCAGATACCGCCGAGATCCTGCCGCCATTCGCACGACCGGCAAGCATGGGGTCTGCCAGAGCCACCACCTGTCCAGGCCGCGGGATGAATCCATCCAGGCCAACCTTCCAGACGGCCCCACGAGTCTGCAACTGCTCAGTCATAAGCGCCCACTGCCCCGCCCGCTGCGCCTGACCCTGGCTGGTGCAGCCGAGAGCCCCGACCGATACCTCCCTGACGATCCCGCCAAGCTCGATAATCGCATCCTCGTCGAAGACCGGCTCTTTGTCTGTCTCGAACGCATTGGCCGGGTTGTCCCAAGAGACCATCGCCAGCGAATGGCGGTCTCGCGTCCGCGTCCCCGAATACGCAACCACGCCATCGTTCAGAATCTGCGAAGTGGAGTAGGTGTAAACCGGGTCCTGAGGCATGTCGGCGTTGACAGTGATCTGGCTACCATCCCAGAACGCCAACCCATGAAAGATTGCGGCGAGGTCCTGAAGAACGGCATACGCCTCCTCTTGCTTCTGAAGATAGAGGTTGCAAGTGAACCGAGGCTCTTGACCGCCTTTCCCGTCTGGCACCAACTGGTCGCAGTACTGCGCAATGCGATAGAGGGCCCAACGGTTGACCATGCTCTGGTCGATGCGCTCACCCAGACCGTAATAGGGGTTCAACACCAGGTCATAGAAGACCCAGGCCGGATTGTTGGAATAAGCCTCCTTGAAGGTGCCGTCCCAAACGCCATTCGTGGTACCGGGGCCGCCGGTAAAATAGGTCCGAGTCTCAGGGTCATAGTTCATCGGAACCCGCACGATCCGCCCGCGCATGAGCGCAGAGAACTTCGGAAAGTCGCCCCCGAACTGCTGGGCGTCATACTCCACGCAGCCAACGGCGGTGAGCGGAAACTCCTGGTTGCTGTCGACAACTTCAGCTATCGCAGTCAGCATCATGGTGTCCTGGACCAGAGAGCTGTTCGCCTCAGGCGTGATCCGCCGCACGCGAACCGCCCAGTGCCCTCCTGCCGGCAGGTTGATCCGATGAGAACGGTAGTAAGTCGTAACGTTCTTCCGGTCGACAAACGTGCTGAGTACGGTCTGGTAAGGAGCGCCATCCGTGGCGACATCGATCGCGTACTCAATGCGCACCCCATTGATGTTCCCGGACGAATCCTGCGCCTGCAGGTTGGGCCAGGACAGGCGCACGCGTACCGCATCCGCCGTGGCGTTCGTGACGGTGTAGATGTAGGGCTGCGTGCTGAGCAAGGTCTGGCCCACCGCAATCTCGTTGCTGGACTCCGCTACACCTTCCAGTCGCTCCTGATTTAACTCGCCCGGTCGAAACTGCCACTTCACGTCGGGATAGTTCAGCGTGCCGTCTTCTGCCTGGATCGGAGTACCGTCAAGCTTGATCGACTTGAGTCCATTGACTGGGCCAACAATCGGACCCCAGCTCAGGAGATACACGATCCGAGCAGTGGACAGCGATGCGACGCCGTTCTGGGCGATGTGCGGCTGCTTCGGCTTGGAACTGCCCCCCTTGCTTCCACGCAAAGGCTGATGGCGCTTCTCGGTCACAACAGACATTTTCGATCTCCAGAAACAAGAAACCCCGCCGAGGCGGGGTCTGGCAGCAGTCGTGCTAGAGCTGGTCTTCCGTGTAAACCCCGCCCGACTCGACGGCGCCGCCGATCTCTCGCTCGCCGTAAAGCACTGGGTATGGGTTGCCCTGAGCAATAGTGGTCATGGCGCCACCGAATCCATAGCTCGGGTTATTCCCATCCTCGTTCTTCGCGGCGGAAGCCTGAGTTGACGGGGCCAGCATCTGGGCAACGCCACCAAGCGCCAGGCCAGCGCCGCCAGCCATCATTGCAACGCCTATTGCCGAGGTGGTACCGAACGTGAAATAGCCCGCAACGACCAACGCCGCCCCCAGGACCGTCTGAAAAATCCCGGAACTCTTGCTGCCTTGGATGACTGGCACGATGCGGATGACCGACTCGCCGGCTCCGGCCAGGTTAAGCTCCTCTTCGCGAAGATTTCGCCGCCCTACGAAAACCGCGAACCGCATCCCGCGCTCTTCTGCGGTTCGCATGAATTTCTCGAAACCATCTACCATGCTGGCCAGGGCAATGGCGGCCTCTCGCGGCCCTGATACATCGAGCACATACTCACGGCCAAATTCACGGCGCAACGCGCCATACAGTCGCACGGTCTTCATTGGGGGAAGTCCTTGTGGCGAAGGATCAGCCGGACCCTGTTGGCCATGGACCAGCCGTAGATTTCGCGTGTGGCCGCGCGACCCGCCATGTGGTGATAGATGAACGGACCCGAGCCGCCCAGCGCTGGAGCCTCTTCACTTCGCAAGCAAGGATCGGCACCGAGATAGATCGCGGCATGGTTCGGGTGATAACAAGGCCTCCCTGGAGTGGGCACCTGAAACACCAGCATGTCGCCGCGGCGCAGGTCTTCAACGCGATAGAAACCCGCACTCTCGTAATTGTCCTCGTACAGGCTCGATCCGTCCTTGACCTCCCACCAAAGGTCCTTGCGCTCGAAGTTCGGCAGCGTCACCCCAGCTTCTCGCTCGTACCAATCCCGGCAGGCGCCCCAACAGTCGAGCAAGCCGTGGGAAAACTCTCGGCCAAGCAACGGGGCACGATAACCTGATGGTTTGAACCAGGTCATTTCCCCACCCGGCAGCCCGATGATTCCCCACGGCAATCCGTGAAGCTCACAACTGACCCGGTCGGCCATGCTCGGGATCGGAGCCTTGTCAGGATGGCTATGGATGACGGCAATTACTTCGCCGCGGTCCTCTGCTGCTGCGTAGTCCCGGTGATCCATGACGAAGTTTTCGCGATCACTGACCGCCAGGTTGCCACAAGGCGCGTATTCTCGGCCGCTATCGGTCTTGAGCAATACGCCACACGCCTCGCTCGGGTAGACGGTTTCGGCGTGCGCCAGGATCTGACACTGCAGCTTTTGACTGATGCGCATGCTTACCTCGACGAAACGATCAAACTTGCCCCCAAGGAACCGCCGAAGCGGTTGGTGTTGCCGCGCAGCTTGCAACTGCTCCAGCGGCCGCCACACCGATCGAGAGCCGGGTTATCGGTAGGCTCATCCTTCTTCGTGAAGAGGGCAGCGCCGGTATAGGCGCAAGCCTCTCCTCGATACTGACCTCGGCACGCCCACCGGCAAAGCTTGGTGATCTGCTGGGCCGGTAGCATCTGCCCCTCCATGTCGATAGGGCTGCTGAGCGCGAAGGTGACCTGCTCCCGGGTTTCCTCGGTCTTCTGCTCGATGAACCAGATCCCCATCCGAGCCTCGTCGGCTGCATCGGGGTTGCCATCAGGGAAGTTCGCGGCATCCAGATAGTGCCTCCACGTCTCGATCACCCGCACCCTGGCGCCACAGAGGTCTCGCAACTGAAGGCAGATGGCCGATATCGCTCCTCGTATGCCGGCGAGTTCGTTTGCCAGTTGGAGGGTCGGCGACGCGGGTCGACCATCGCCGCGGATATCAAAGCCTTTTGCGGTGATTTGGATCGGCTCGTACACATTGCCCTGCCAGATGATTTCCCCTTCTTGGGCGTGGCCATGGAATCGCCAGAGATTTCCGCCAAGGCGCGTCGCATCCACCTCAAACAGCCGGATCAGGTTCCCCGGCTCAAGCTTCTGCACATCAGCATTGAAGGCCATGCGTTCTCCAGATATGAAAAAGCCCGCGCGAGGCGGGCTGGAAGGTTGTACAGCGTGGATGAAATGCCAGTGGCAACCGCCCTACCGGGGTAGTAGCGTCGTGCCTTCATGCAAGGGTTTCCCGACCCTGAGCGTGCCGGCCCAGGGATCGGGAGGCGCCAATGTCGGCGCGGTTAAAGACCTAGGAGGTCAATGTGTCTAAAGTACAAGTATCTTCAACTGAAGCCGGGATAATTGCCGCCATCGGCGCTCTTTCTCTGTATCTTCGCTCACGGCCAGAGCATGACGAGACTGCTCTACAGAAGTATGTAAACTTCTTCAAGAACACTCGCCAGCCAGCAGCTGACGCTCAGGCGTTCAATCTAGCTCTTGATGCTCTCGGCGGAGACCTTAGCAATGTAGAGAAAGCAATCCAGGAGGGCGTCGGAGCTACTCGCTAGCTAACTTGCGCATTGTCGAAGATAACCGTCCCGACAATGCGCACCATTCCATCCCGCCCCAGCTCAAATACTATCTGCATATCCTACTCCCGCGGCATAGCCGCTCATGGTTGGTTGTTACGGGTAGAAGACCTGAACGAACGTGAAGCTCAGTTCGTACAGCCCTCCACCCAACGGCCTCAGCTTGTATCCATTGCACCGGTATCGACCCTGTACGCCGCCAGGGGGCGTCCACAGGAACGACCTATACCCCTCGTGCCGGTCCAGGAAGGCGCGGGCGCCCAGGAGATCATCACCAGCCTCCAGGCGCCCGATGATCGTCATTCCATCCCAGGTCTCGGATCTGGTGTTGATCCCCGTTCCGCCGGACTGAACGTATCCATCCCCGAAGTCGTTCTGCCAGGTGCGCTGGGCAATCTCGCCGGTAGCTCCAAGGCGGGTACAGTAAGAAAAGGTCTCAGCCACTTATCGCCTCCAAAGCAGACCGTTCTGCCCCAACTCTTCCCGAATGACGCTCCGGACCTCCTCCCGCAAGGCCAGCCCGGCAGCCTCTCCCTGCATTCGAGCTTCCTCTTGGCTCATGCCGGGCTGGGCATTAACCGTGACCGGAGCGTTGATAGTGATCGACGGCGCCTGTCCAGCCCCAGCACTCGCGCCGCCTTCCCTGCTGAGGAAAGCAGTCAGGTCCCTGTTTTGATTCGGACTGAGCACCCGCTCACCAGCATCAAGCAGCCAGGTACTCTCCTTCGGGATGTTGTCGATGCCGCCGTGCGCGATGCCCGCGAAGGCCGCCGAAGAAACTCCAGCAACCATTGGCGCGGTAGCTGCGGCGGCAGCCGCAGCAGCACCAGCAGCCAGGCCAGGGCCAACAATCGGGATGGCAGCCGTCGAGGCAAACGCTGCTAGCTGTGCCTGAAACGCCGTTGCCTGAGCATTGGCGACCAGCCCGATTGCCGCAGTCGATTGAGCCGTCTTCCCTACGACCAACTGCACCGCCTGGTAGACAAGCCACTGGGCGGCCATGTCAGCCAGGGCCTTGATGACCGACTTAGCCAGGTCCGCAGCCATGTCACCGAACGCATCTCCGAGGCTCTTGGTCCGCGTGACGATATCGGTGATTGCATCGCCCAAGCCGTTGGTAGCATCGCCAAGTGCACCAGATACGAAGTCAGAGGCCTGCTTCGAGTAATTCTGTGCATCCTCCACGTAGGTTTCCCATGCGGAGCGGGCTCCGGACACCCAGTCCCCCTGGGCCTCAAGTCGAGCATCGTAGTTTGCCTGCAACTGCTCCAGCATTTGCTCATGGTGCTTCTGTTGAGCCTGGAGTTCTTGCTGGTACTCGTCGTCGCTCATCCCGACCGATCTGTCTGCGTAGCGGTCGGCAAGATCCCTGCGGGCCTTGGCGTAACGGTCATTCTCCTCGTTCAGCTTGTCGAACAGCCCCCTCTGGCTATCGCTCATCCCCATCCCGAGGATTTCGCGCTGCCCTTCGAGCTTGAGATTGCCCAGGCTCTCGTCCATCGCGGACTTGATCTCTCTGAGCCGCTTCACGAACGGATTGGCCGCGTCCACTGCGGAGTTGAACGACTTGGCCGCCCACTCGATTCCCTTCGCATACTCCTGGCTCGTGATCTTCCCCCTGTCCTTCAGGGTGTTGAGGGCCTCGATGTTTTTCCTGTACTCGTCCGCCGCAGTCGCGGTAGGGTCGATCTCCTTCTTGAGGTCCCGATACCGCTCCTCAGCCTGCTTCAGCCCCTTCGCAGAGTCCTTCAACAGGTCCTTCTGGGACTTGGTCGAGGCATTCGCCTTGTCCACGGCTGCGGCATAGGCCAGGGCGCGCTTTTCATCGTCAGGACTTAGCTTCAGGATTCCAGCGTTGATCTGGGCGCGGAGCTTCTCTACCTCGGTCAGCTTGCCGGCGACAACGCTCTGTTTCTGCAAATTATCCAGATAGCTCGCGCCAGCCTTATCCGAAGCGAACCTTGCACCGTCCAGTTCTCGCTGTGTCTTCTGGATGGCAAGGCGCAAGGACTCTGCTTTCTCCTTTGCCTCGTCCAGCGAAGGACCAAACGGAATGTCGGTATTGTCGTCAACGCCCTTCTGGAACCGCTCCTGAAGCGCCTCGGCATCCTTCAATTGATCCTGAAGGCCCGCCAACTGCTGCTTCAACTGGTCATAGCTGAGCCCGGAAAGATCCTCCGGAATCATCGTCCGAGCGGCCTGGCGGATGCGGGTGGAGGCGTCTTCGAAAGCATTGGCCGCACGACCAGCATTACTCTCGGCCTTGTCCCCGAAATCGACGAAGGACAAGGCTACTATCCCCAGAGAGATGATCAGCCCCGGCCATCCAGCAGCAATCCTGAGAATCCCCGCGCCTGCTGTTCTCAGGGCATTTAACCCTGCCCCCAAAGCTGTGCTGGCCGCGAACCATCGGCCCATTGCGGCCGTCGAGGCAGTTTGAGCTGCGGTAAGTTGCAAGTTCGCCGCAGAAAGCGCTTCGGTTGCAGACACTCGCTGAGCAAGGGCTGCAGTAACCGCCTGCGAGCCCGCCACGGTGGTGGCCGTCAATTGCGCCTCCGCAGCCTGAAGCTGCTTGATGATGGCCGTTTCGGCTAGCCGTAACTCGGCCATTCGAGCGACAGACTGCTGTCGGCCAATCTCTGTGATTTGGGCCTTCAGCCGCTGGCCTTCGAGTTCGCGCTCAGCCACAAGCGATGCCTGCACCGCCCGCAAACGAGAGATTTCGGAGGCTTGTCGCTCCCGGTCAGCAGCCACCTGCGCACGAGCAGAAGCCACGGCCTGGCGTGCTCTGTCTAACTCGGCAACGGCCTCAGCCTTCACCGCCTGGGCGCGTCGCACCTCTCCAGCCGCAGCAACCGACGCGGCATAGGTCTGCTCCTGGGTCACCTTGACGTCTGCGATCTTGGCAGCCGTCGCACCTACCAGAGCGCCAGCAGTACGTCCGATCGCCAGGTACAGCCCAGTATTCAGGACCTGGACGAAGGACTGCACGTTCGTAGAGTCAAGCGACTTCGACAGGGAAACCATGGCTTCCGTAAAAGCCTTGGACACCCCGAGAGTGCTATCCAGGCTGCCGATCGCCCTGGTCGCGCTGTTCTCCAGAACTTGAAACGCGCCAGCGATGGTAGTCTGGGCGCGCGCAAACTGGTCATCAATAGCTCGGGTTTGAGACAGAATCGCCTCGAAGACCTGCTTGGAGGTCAGCTTGCCCTGTTCGCCAAGCTTTCGAAGGTCTCCAACCGCAACCCCGAGACCGTTTGCGACGGCCTGGGCCAAGCCCGGAGCCTGCTCGAGTACCGAGTTCAGCTCCTGACCTCGGAGCACTCCCGAGGCGAAGGCCTGGCCGAGTTGCACCAGCGCACCTTCCGCGGCGGCAGCGGAAACACCACTGGCCGACATAGCCTTGCTGATGTTCTGGGTAACCTGGACAACTTGCTGTTGATTTACGCCGAGCTCACCAGTCGAAGCAGCAATCCTCTGGTACAGTTCCGCAGTACCCTCCAAGGACGACTGCGCGTTCTGAGCGACGGAATACACTGCCTCCATCGATTGACTGAACTGAGCCTGACTTTCGCTGACCTGCTTGATGCGGTTCTCAATAGAGACCCAGGCTTGCGAATACCCAACAAGTTCTCGGGCGCTCAGATAAGCAGTTGCCGCAACGCCAATAGACTTGATTGCGCTAACTACTGTAGAGCTCGCCCGCTGCGTGCTTTGCTCGATCCGCCCCATACTGCGCGCAGTGTCTTGGGCGGCTCGACTCATGTTCTGCTGGAATCCCCCAATGCGCGCAATGAGGTCGAGCGTCAGCACACCAAGGGAGCGAGAGGCCATTTAGCTTTTCTCCGGACAATAAAAAACCGCCCGAAGGCGGCTTGCATAGGGATTTTCTACTTCTTCAGATAATCATCCCCATTGAATATGATTTTCGGCCAATTTTAGTTTGGCCGATGCCAGTACAGACATGCCCATATCTCATATCTCAGACCGACAATGTCGGCATAGCTTAGCCTCCTCTCTGACGGCTTCCGCGCAATATGGGCATTTCTTAAAACCATTCGATATACCGACATCCACTGCGGCCTGACGAGACGAGCGTTCAGACGCTTGCTTATCTTCCCCTAGAATAAATATAAGAGGTATGGCGATTATCGGAGCGAAGAAACCAAAGACAAACCATAGGGCTATACTTCTTCTGCGAGATGCTGCCAGATACGCAGAGATTGACGCCAACCAAACCCCGAAAAACAAAATAGAAACCCAATTATTATAAACTTCCTCAAACATATCTTACCTGCCGATTAAATCAGAAACTAAAACAGCTTACCGACCAAATCTTGCAGGGGATGGAGAGGAACCTGCCCTGCTATACCCTGTAACCTTTCCATCTGGACCAAGAATTACCGAAAGCCCCTGGGTTTCTGTGCCAGCCCCCATAAACCCAACATAGGCATACCCCCAGGTAAGTACACGGCTCCCATCTGAATTGTATTGTTCCGCCATGGGCTTGCCAAAAATCGAAATCAACTGATCCTGAGTTGTTTGTCCCTGCACAATTCTATCCACCTGCTCCTGCGTAATCTCTTTTCCACTAGAGGCGCATCCACTTAAAACAGCAGTTAGAACTATTGAAGCAACCAATATATTACGCATTAACAACCCTCCCGGTGGTGATCGCCCGGAATCTAGCACGGAGCCAGCATCCTCGCCAACCGGAGCGCCAGCACAGGAACCCGGCATCCTTGCCAGGTCAAACCCATGCGGCCATGGCTTGCTCGAGCGAGATACCCACCGGCTCTACCGGCCCCCGAACATGGGGGCGGAAGTCGTCGGGTTCGCACTTCACACCCCCTACCTTGGCCTGAATCGCGGCTAACTGAGCCAGCACCCACTCCAGGCGATAGCTCCCGTTGAGGGAGCCACGCTTTTTCAGGTAGGCAACCCACGCCCTGTACTCATCGTAGTCGATGCGCTCCTTCGCCTCGCGAATGGTGCAACCGCCGATGCCGTTCAGCACGAGTTCATGCCAAACCTCATCGGCGGGCGTCAGTTTTTTTCGTCACCCGGCGCAGTGCCATTGACCTCCGCGACAGCCTGCAAGAGCAGGAAGCCCAACGCAGGGTCGAGGTTGAACGCAGTTTCGTAGGGAATCTCCTCTTCACCACCCTCACCCAGTCTTACGCTCTCGGCCAGGTAGCGCGCATTCTGGCTCTTCTTGTCGTCGTCTTGGGCGAACAGGCGTTCCATGGCACCGAAACTGCTGCGTTTGATGAACACGTCGAAGGTGTCCGTGACCGCCTTTTTCTTGCCCGGCGGAGTGTGCGTCCAGGTGATGCTTTTCTTCACCAGTCCATCGCCAAGGACCGCGCCAGCGGCCACCAGATCGGCTAGTTTCATATCTGCTCCTTACGCGGTTTTCGTAATCCACTGCCCTGCGCCAGAGCGCTGGATCGTGGCCTGGGTGGCGACCAGGGTGTTGGCTGCAAAATCGAACGGGAAGTCGCTGACGTAACCACGGAAAACGAACCATGTACGCGTCGGCGGAAGATCAAAGTCCCAGTCGCCAGTGCTGTCTTGATCTGCGGACGGGCTTACACCGACACCATCTGACCAGCCGACAGCAAAGACAATATCCTGGTCACTGTCATCCTCTGAGAGCTGAAAAAGCCGAACATGGCTCGCATTCCGCGGATCTGCGTTCAGTCCGAGAGTGGCCTGACCAGGGGTGCGCATGCCCTTCTTGTATTTGCGCGAGGTTTCACTCAGGCAAGGATCCTCGATCTGGTCTGCCGGGTTACCGCCAGGGTTAAACGAGGTTGCGCACTCGATCTCCATCACCGTAAAAGGACCAGATCCAGAGGGGGGCGGAACAAGGGCATAGACCTGAGTTCCTTGGGTAAGCATCGACATAGCGTCTTCTCCTGTAGCAAGCAATAAAAACCCGCGCGGTGGCGGGCTGATCGGTTTAGGTGTCTATCGCTGGACTATCCAGTCGATGTCAAAGCTAACTCGGTAGGTCTTGGTTTCAGGGTCAACAGACTCTCCTCCCCAGCGGACTACATAAGCTGAAAGCTCAATTGCGTCCCTGATGGCCTTTGCTGCATCTCTGGCTTCCGCAGCGGTGGTTGAGAAAATGTCCACCTGGATGGTGAACCCATCGGCGTCAGGGCGGCCCCACAGGTAGTTCTCCGGCGACCCCGATATGGTCTGCCATGTTGCATACGGTTTGACGACGAGTTGGGGGGCCAGGCCAAACTGGTACATCCTCAGCGGGGACGCGCCAAGGATCGCAGTAACAGCGGGGCTACTTGAGCAGACCTTAAAGATTGGCGGATGCATCACCTTCCCCTTAGAGCCTTGTCTATTTCGCCATCAAGCTCGGATATGAATTTTTCAGTAACGGGCTCAATGTTTTGAGACAGAGCAGGCCGCATGAAAGGCTTGGCCGGCGAGTACTTGGTGCCTAACTCCAAGTAGCGCCAGTGTCTGGTGTCGCCACCAGGATTTCCGCTTGCATCCTTGCTGTACTGGTTTCGACCAGCACCACCGCGCACTCCAACCTTCATCACCACTCCCCCCTCACGCCGCCCCTGCTTGGCGGACTCTTGAGTGATGATGTTCTTCCAGATTTTCTCTGGTGTTTCGGGATCATCGACAAGTCGCGCCCTTTCTCGTGCGGCATCTCTGACAATGTTCATCGCCCTGCGGGCTGCTTTTCTCAGGCCGTTCTTTTGAAGTCGCGGGCCAAGAGTTCTGAGTTTCTCGAGCACGCCTTCAAGCCCGGTGATGTTAAACTCAACGCCGTCAGCCATGGACCCTCCGGAACGCAAAGCTGGTGATGCCTTCTCGGCCAAGGTCGGATTCCGCCTGGTTCATCTCCACCAGTTCGAAGCCATGCCGCTCGCACCAGGCAACCAGGCCCGGAAGGCTCCAATACCAGCAATGCTCTCCCGGCTTGTAATGCTTGGAGGCCAGGCAGTCGGTCTGATCCTTGTAGATCGGCATCGACACGAACAACCACTCGCCAACGTGGTCCAGCAGTTTCTCCGGCTCCGGGATGTGCTCCAGGCTATCCCAGCAGGTCACAGCTTCTGCATGATGCTGGTATGGGTCGTAGTAGCGCTCCTGCGCCCTCAGCCAGTCCACCGCCTCCGGGTTCACGTCGAAACCCATGGCGCCGGACTCGGTGACGAAACGGCCTCCTCCGATACCGATGTCTACCACCTGGCCGGCAAAGTGACGGCGCACCAGATCAAGACGGGCCCGGGTCAGCGCAGCGCCCATCGGGGTAGCGTCAAGCAGCTGGTACTTCTCGAAATACGGTCCCGTGTAGTCCATCGGAGGGCGCGGGTGGAAGCCCATGCCAAGCTCTTCAGACCAGAGCAGGCAGTCGGTCAGCCCAGGCGGCAAAGCGTGCGTCATGATCGGCGATCCTTTTGTCACAAGTGTGCTGTTTCAGGGTGCAGCGGCAGAACCTGTCGGGGACCGCGAAGGTGATGCGGGAAAGGTCCATACATTTGTCAGTGATGTGTTCTGGCGAGTTGTATCCGCCCTGACCGCCGCAGATGATCCAGGCCGGCACCTTGGCGGCGATGGCGGCCGGAACGATCCAGCCAATCCCACCGATTACCGCGTCAGCGTGCTGGAGCAGCGCCAGCAGTTGTTCAACTGGCAGCTCGCCCTTGTGGAACTGGATGTCAGCCGGCGGAAGTGGATCGAGCGCCCACTCCTTTCCCGGCTCCAGGTCCGCCACGGAAACCACTTTCCAGCCCCTGCGGCGCATCTCTTCGGCAGCGCTGGCGATGTACTCAGGCAGTGGGTTGCGCGTGTCTGCACGCCACTCAGCGCGAACCGTCGCGGGGCGAACGAGAACATAGCGCCCCTCGACCGGCGACGGGCCGAAGTCAGGCAAATCGAACGCACCGGGCTCGCACCGGAAAGCTTGTCGCAAGCCGTGGATGATCGGCATCTGACCGTAGGCGATGCGCATTTG